TTTGAATGTAGAACCGACAGTAGATAGGATCGAGGTGATTGTTTTCGTTTCTTCTTCTGTGAATGATGCAGTACCAGAGGCATCGGTGAAATATGCATCACGGAACCAAACATCTTTAGTTGGCGTTAGATTCTTAATGTCAATATTGAATGATGCCTTCATATCAGCAAATGTTTTGCCTGTGTATGAAGTATGAAACACAACACCCAACTGTGCAGCCTGCATAGTCTTTGCCAACTTAGAATCAGTTGGTACTGCGTATACTAATGTGTTTGGTTGAAATGTAATGTAATCTTCTCCATCAAGTGTCTTATTTGACAAATCACCTTTTGCAAACATCATATCACCTTGCAACACACCTTTGATGCCAAGCTTTGGTAGATATCTTAGTGCAACTTTTAGTTTTGCATTAAGACCTTCACCAGGATGATTCGTATCAATATCATCATCGGTGTAATTTAACTTTGCATTTGCGTTGAAGACACCTTTAGTACCAACAAAAAATTTATTATTATCAGGATTTACACCACAAAAGATTGCAGGTGAACCATCCCATTTTGTTGTGACATTTACTTTTGTTTGTGAATGACCAGCAAGCATATCTCTCAATGCTTGTAAGAAATTAATTGCATCTCTGGCGCCCGCAACACCACGATTGAGAATCTCATCCTCAATATGTTCTAGGTGAAGATTAGCACCTTCTTTTTTTGCTTCGGTTAAGTATTGTGTGAAGTTCATTTTACGCTATCTTTATGAATGGACCAAAAGTATCCATTTTTCTAGTGTTTTTCTTTTGAGCTAAAAAGGACATATCAGTTAAAAGTTCTTTCATTTGTGCTTCTTTAAGTGTTACAAGAAAATATAAAAATTCAAAACCCATTAATTTACAAGTTGCATTTGTTGTAAAAGTTTTATTCTTATTCGTAAAAGCCTTAGTTACATTGTTGACAAAAGATTCTTTTTTTGTATCTGTATCTTCAAAAGGTACACCAAAATCAACGCCTTTTGTTTTTAATTTTTGAAACATAGTTTTGTATGTTGAAATTTTATTATTAAATTCACCTACATTTCTTGGAAATTTAGAAAATTCATTCTGAAATGCATTTTTTTCAATTCCATCTATCAACTTTTGTAGGGCATCAACAGGAACTTTTCCTCCCCTAGCCTTTGACATACCTTTGATAGTAACTTCAAACTTTAAATTGCTTCCTGTGGTACTTTCAGAACTGTTTGCTTTGATTTGAAAATCAAAAATTCCACCATTTTTTTTATCATTTGCAACAACTCTAACATCTTGTGTGAAGGTTTCTTTACCTTGAGCTATTTCAAATTTACAAGTAAAATCATTTCTAGGATTAACCTCAAAACCATCGGTTACAGTATCTATTAGGCCTTTATTAGATTCTCTTAGTTCTTTTACTTTTACCAAATTTATTTCTTCAATATGAGCACCTTTATCGCTTAATTTTAATGATATACCAACTACTTTTTCTTCTGTTAGTAAATCTATCAATACAGAATTTAATTTAATTATTCCAATTCTAAGCTTGTTTTCCAACATTTCAGGATTATTTGCATATGATTTTTTCATAACAGAATAATCTTCAATTTCTTTCAATTCATTGTTGATTCTTTTTTCTATATCGGACTGTGAACCATCAACAGCCCAAACATCAGCTGGATCCCAAGTATCTTTTTTTGATATTCCAAATTTAATTTTAACTAACTTGGAAATATAATCCATAAAACCACCATTTCTATCAAACCTTGAAAATTTTGGAGATCCGTATTTTTCAATTAACACTTTTTGTTGAAAATAAAATGCATTTAACCAATCATAATATTCAAAAGTTTGATTTTCTGGAATACCAAATATTTTCTTTAATTCTGGTAAATCACTTTCAAAGATTTCATTTAATTGTGGTGGTGTTAAATTTTTGGAATCTGATACACCTTTTGGTAGTTTGTATTTTTTATTTTTAACTAATGCTTGTGTAAAGATATAAGCAGAACCTAACTCTTGTTGTTCTGTTGTAGCTGTTTTTGGTTTATCATCTTTAAATTCTAAATTGATTGGAATTTGAAGACCCATCTTTTCATAAAACTTATCAACAAATACTATTTTTGTATCTTTACCACCCCTAAGTGTTGAATCAACTTTTAATCCTTTTTCTTTTTGTCGTAACAAAGTCTCTAAATTTTTTTTGAATTCCCACCGGTCATTTTTTCTACCGACTTCAACGGTAAAATTCAAACTCTTAGCCGTAGAACTTTTACTTTTAATTTGCACTTGTTTTTGTGTTAAAGTTGGAAAATATTGTACAATACTATTCAACCAACTCTCATATGGTACTAAATTTGTTGCCATTACAACTCCGTGAAATCTATGTTATTATTAAACTGAACATCAGGTTGTAAGTCAAAAAAATCAACAAGGTTATGTACACCACTCTTTAAATATTCATACACTTTTTGAAAAAGATTCATTAAAAAGTTTTTAAATCTTTCGAAGATACCTGTAATGATATTTTCTGTTAGTAGTGTGCCATTATAATATTCAAATTCTTCTTCTAACTTTTTTACACCAATAGCAACAACCGACCAGTATTTGTATTCACCAGTTTTAACACCTTTAGCTTTTATAGATGTTGATTTGAATCTAACTGTGACATTTGCTTTTTGAGCAACTTTATTTAAGAATGCTTTATTTGTTGATTTATATAAATGTGGTGCATTACCATTTGGATCACTTGATAAAACATATTCAGCGTATGCGTCTGATTTTGAACTAAATTTAATTTCTCCGGTTGTCGCTTCTCTAATAAACGCTAAACGAAAATCTTCATTCTCAAAAGCTTGTTTCATCAATACTTTAACATCATTGTTTACTTTATTTGCTTGTGCGAGGAATTTATCTTTACCTTTTTTTAATTCACTATCTACTTTATCTTTAGCAACTCCACTTTTAGTAAGTGTGTTTAGTTTTGCCCAAATTTCTTGAAACAAATCTGTATTAACATCAATTCCAGATTTATACATTGAATTGAGTGCCGCATAAAATGTTGCGGTTGATTCGTTTGGACCACCAGACATAAGTTGTGCCGGACCCATTTTTACAGATATTCTGTTATCACCAATAAGAATATCTGTTTTTGGAGTTTTTGTTGAACCTGGAACAGATTTTGGCAACCAAAATTTAGACCACTCTGGAGTAACTTCAACTTCTTTTGTTGCTAATTTAGATGCTGATTTACCACTAATATTTTGTGTCTTTAGATACTTAACAATTTTCTTACCAGCATCTGGTGCGATAGTTGAAGTCTTTGGTCCAGGTTTTCCGTTCCAAGCCGCTACAATGACCTCTTCAAAGACTGCACCTTCAGTCTTGTCTTCTTTTAGATAATTTTTAAATGAACCCATGAACACTCCGTTATGTAATTCTTATATTTATCCGAAGAAACTGTCGAGGGCACCAGTATTCATGTAATCATTTACAAGATTAAATTCACCTTTTTTCTTACTGAAACACCAAATTGGTTCGATGTAAATCTTATGCATAAACTCATCTAAGTTCTCAACATTCTTTGGCCTTTGCATAATTCTCATGCCCATTTGCCCACAGAATGTCGCACCTCTTTCTGTAAGATTATCAATCAAATCATCACTTGCATAGTATCTCTTTGTCTTAATCTTTGGATCCATGATATTGACAAACTGATAACCATTGTCACTCAAAGAATCGAATGTCTTTTGATTCACAGGCAAATAGAAACCATCTCGCCACTCTTCATAAGTTGTGTATCTTGACCACGATTGTTCATCTGCATGTTTACCTGTTGTGTTATACTTCTCTGTTGCAAAATAAGGCGGTGAAGTAAATGCACAATCAATCTTAGGCAGAATAGAATAATCAAAGTCTTCTGCTGGGCATCTATGAATCTCAACTCGCTTGACACCCTCAACAATGAAGTGCTTATCATCTTTTACAGTTCTTGGGCGCCCACCAAGAAATCTTTCATACACTAAACATTGTTCATAATACTTTTCAAATGTCTGGTCATTAGGGTCTGTGCCATAATACTCTTCTGCATCTGAAGAATAGAAACCAGCCAATCTATCACCCCAACCACAAGATGAATCAAATACAGTTTTTGCATTTGTAATCTGATACAGAAACTTTGCGACTTGTGGTTTAAATTGTGTGGCAATATAGGCACTCAATCTGAATGAAGAGATATAGGAACTAACTGATAGTTCTTTGTTACCCAATCTCCACAATGCAAGAAATACACTCCGTAGATTATCGTTGTTGTTCCATCGGTAAATTGGAGACTTGTAACCCCATGCATCGCAATTGTATCTGAGCTCTTGATGAAAGTAATTACTCACATTGTTAAATTGTGAGCCCATTTGAATGACACCAAGACCATGTGTAGCATATTTTCTACCATAGTCTTCAAACTTCTCCAAGACTAAATCTTTCACTTCGTCATGCTGTTGAAATGTTGACTTCAAATCGGACAAAGATAAATCCCAAAAAGATTTCTGCATATCTGCAAAAGATATATCTCTTAATGGACAAGGTGGTTTTGTTTTGACAATGATATCAATCAAGGCTGCAACAATGGTCTCTTTATCAAATTGTGCATTGATATCAGACCATTGTTGTTCATTCAGAATTGGAACGCCATTCTGATTACGATTGTCAAGTAAGTATTGATTTAGATTCATTCAAAGTCATAAGAAGATTGCATCATTAGAGTATGTTTGCCCATTTCAAATAGACCAATACCACCAAGGAAATCTTTGCAACAGGTTGTAATCACAACTTCACCTTCAACATCTAAAGATGAGATGGCAAATTCTATAATCTCACCATCAACAATCATTTGACGAAAACTATCTACAATTTCAAGCAAATCTTTTTTATAATCTTCTCGTTGAGCCTGTTCTTTAGTAATTAAACTAAGCACTTTTTTATCTGTCATACTTTCATTCCTTCAAAGTTCTTTTTAAACTTACTCTCTCTGTTACCAAAAGTGTTTAGTGGTTTATCTTCTTGTCCAGCATCCACAATATCAGCCTGTGCGGATGGTTCTGCATCATACAATCTCATCTTTGCACGGTCAATACCCAAAACAAATCTCTTGTAATCATTTGGATCACCATAACGATTCTTCAACTGTTTAACAAGA